GGTTATGTAGCGGATGCGGAGTTATAACTATGGCTGATATGAATATCACAGCAGCGCAGTACACACTAAACCCTGACGATAGCCAGATAGAGATGGTTAAGGCCACGATAGATGGAACCGAAATGTTTGTTCCTATGAGTTCTGCCAACCGCCACTACGCAGAGATCATGCGTCAGGTTGAGGCTGGGACGCTCACTATACAGGATGCTGATTGATGATCTTTGGTAGCTCAGCCTTTTCGACTAACGCCTTTGCTAGTACTGCAGAGACACGCTTTGACGTTCAGGGTGTAGCTGCCACCGCATCCACTAATTCTGTTGTAACAGTATCTGCAGCTAACACGTCTATCGTAGGCGTTACATCTACTGCTACAGTAGGTAGTGTTATAACAGTAGCCAAGGCTGTAACACTTAGTGGATCTGTATCCGCTACAGCTTCCTTAGGCACAACTATTGTTATTGCTAAAGCTAATGTATTACCTTCAGGGGTTGACTCTCAGGGTCATATAGGTACAACTACAGTCTCAGCCTTAGCAAATACAGGCGTGACAAGCCCAGCGCTCTCTATTACACTTGGTAACACAGAGACTATCGCTAAGGCTGTAGTATTACCTGTAGGTGTAGCAGCTAACGTTAATGTGGGTATTGTTGAAACTCGTACTGTTAACATATTCGATATTAGCTCTGTAGCACTAAGCATCAAAACCAAACAAACTGATGTGATTGCTGAGCAGTTTGACTACGCTTCACTTAAGGATAGTTATAGCAGGAACAGGGTAGTCTACATAGAAGCTACGCCCCAGCGATTTACTGTGTTTGTTACTGCAGATAATGCACAAAGAACCGTACACATTGAGGCTCCTAACACGGACAGAGTTGTCCGTATAGCAGCATAAGGAACATACTAATGTCATACAAATGGCCTGATAAAGATAAAGATGAGATATTAGACTACAGTGTAGATTGGTCACGTTTCTTGGGTGATGATAGTATCGCTGGTGTAACGTGGTATATTGACGATGCTTCTGGGGTCAAGACTGAGGTAAATGCTGCAGGCGTAGTAAATGGCTTGCAGATGGTACAGAAAACAAATACACTAACCGTAGCCACCATTCGACTATCTTTAGGAACTAACAACGTGCGGTATACCATTACGTGTAAGGTTACTTCTGTAGAAGGCTTGCAGTATGAGCGGTCTATCTTTGTACGTGTTAAGGAGAAGTAATAATGGCATACGATTACATTAGCCTAGTTAACGACATCAACCGCCGTCTTAATGAAGTAGAACTTACGAGTGCTAACTTTCCTACAGCTACAGGTTACTACAGCTTTGCTAAGGATTCTGTTAACGCTTCTATTCGCCATGTCAATCAGGAAGAGTTTGAGTGGCCCTGGAACCACGTAGAAGAGACAGAGGTACTCCTTCCTGGCGAAGTACGTTATAGTATGCCTTATGATAGTAAAACTATTAACATGAACACCTTCCGTATTAAGCGTGATGACGCTCTTAACGTAGGTACAGTCAAACTAAAAGTACTAACATACGAAGAATGGCTTGACAAGTATGCAGATACTGAGTATAACTCTACCACAAGTATAAGAAATACACCAACGCATGTTGTACGTACACCTAGCAGAGAGTTGATCTTTTATCCTACTCCCGATAAAGAATATGAAGTAGTATATGAATACTTTCGTACAGGCTATGATCTAGAGCTTGCTACAGATGTACCTACGCTACCTGAGCAGTATCGCTATGTCATAGTAGATGGCGCTATGTATTACGTTTATCAGTTCCGTGGTGACATGCAGGCAGCACAATTAGCACTACAAAAGTTTGAGCAAGGCATTAAACAATTACGTAGCTTACACATTAATCGCACTGAATACCTGCGAGACACGAGAGTATATTACTAATGGCTACACAGTGGCAGACATTCCCTATTGAGTTTAGAGGTGGTCTTATCTCTAACCTTAGCCCTCTACAACAGGGTAGTAATGCTGTGGGCTCTGCTACTACCTTGCAGAACTTTGAGTCTAGCAAAGAGGGTGGCTACTCTAAGATCAAAGGCTTTGCTAAGTTCAGCACTACAGCTGTACCTGGGTCTGGCCCTATACTAGCGCTTAAAGTAATAAGCTCTGGGCGTATTGTTGTAGCTAGACAGAACGGTTCTAACGTAACAGAGTACTACTACGGCACAGGTACTACGTGGACATCCATGGGTGCAAGACCTTTGCTTGGTGGTAAGGCTAAGCATGTTCTATATAACCTAGATGGTAACGATAAAGTTATCTTTGTAGACGGTAATAACTACCCTGCTACGTACAACACATCAGGCAATACTCTCACAGCTATTACAGGCAGCACAGACGTACTAGGTGCAGAGAATGTAGCAGTGTTTAAGGATACAGCATTCTACGCTAAGGGTAACAACCTATACTTTACTGCACCCTTTACTGTAGATGACTTTAGTGCAGCTAATGGCGCTGGATCTATCAACGTAGCTAATGAGATAACAGGTCTAGCTGTCTTCCGTGACCAGCTTATAGTCTTTACTACTGACAGCATTAAACGCATAACAGGTAACACTGCAGCAGACTTTCAGGTATCACCTATTACAGACCGTATTGGCTGTGTTAATGGTGACACTATTCAGGAAGTTGGTGGTGACATTATGTACCTTGCTCCTGATGGTATCCGCCTTCTTAGTGCTACTGATCGTATTGGTGACTTTGGTTTGGATATTGCATCTGATCCTATCGCTAAGGATGCTAACACGTTCCTTGGCAGTACACCTAACTTCTGTTCTGTACTTATGCGAGAGAAAGCTCAGTATCGTATCTTCGCTTACATTGAGTCAGAACAACATGAAGCAGCTAAAGGCTTAATTGCTACTAAGTTTATATCACAGGGTGCATCTGGTATTAGCTGGTCTGAGACTAAAGGTATTAAAGCCTATGTAGCAGACAGTAGATACTCCGGTACAGCTGAGACTGTTGCCTTTGCTAACACAGATGGCTATGTGTATGAGTTAGATACAGGATCAAGCTTTGATGATTTACCTATTGAGGCTATATACGAGTCACCCTACATGCCTCTGTCTGATCCTCAGATGCGTAAGTCATTCTACAAGATGACACTATATGCAGAACCTACTGGCAGTATGTCTCTGGATCTTAATGTTAAGTATGACTTTGGCTCGACTACAAACACAGGCGTTATACAACCAGCTACACAGAACATAGAAAGTACAGGTACTGCTGTGTTCATCTTTGGAGAGTCTAACTCTGTGTTTAACACATCTACGTATGGCGGTGAGTTAGACAAGACCTACAACACAAACATCGTTGGCTCAGGCAAGACTATAGCCCTTCGTATTGAAGACAACTCTACAAACCCTACATTCACTCTAGACACAGCCCTGCTAGAGTTTAGACAGAACGATAGACAGTAAGGACTAAAACATGGCAGGTTATACACGTCAGGATACAGCAAACAACATTGCTAACGGTAACGTTATTGATGCGGATGACTTTGATGCTGAGTACAATGCCATTGAGGCAGGGTTTAACGCATCTACGGGTCACGCTCATGATGGTACTGCAGGCGAGGGTGCACCCATTACTAAGGTAGGCCCAGCGCAAGACCTTGTTGTTTCAGGTACATCCGTTACTCCTAAGACTACTAACACTCTGGACTTAGGCACAGCTGCTGCTCAATATAAGAATGCTTTCTTTGATGGCACAGTAGATACGGATGCTTTAACTGTATCAGCTAATGCTACAGTAGGCGGTAATCTTGATGTCACAGGTGTAATTACTGCTACAGGTGGTGTTACAGGTGACATTACGGGAAATATTACAGGTAACGTAACAGGTACAGTATCTGACGTATCTAACCATGACACAGATGACATTAGTGAAGGCTCAACTAACCAGTACTTTACTACTTCTCGTGCTAGAACTTCGGTGACAGCTACGGGTAGCCTTAGCTACAACTCCGCTACAGGCGTCATAAGCTATACTCAGGGTGATACAGATACTATAACAGAAGGTACAGCTAACCTATACTACACAGATGCACGTGCTAAGGCTGCTATTAGTGTCACTGACGCTGGTGGTGACGGTAGCTTAACTTACTCTGCTGGTGCTATTACATACACTGGCCCTAGTGCAGCTGAAACACGTGCTCACTTTAGTGGTGGTACAGGCGTAAGCATTACAGATGGTGTTGTAGCTATAGGTCAGGCTGTAGGTACTACATCTAATGTTACGTTTAACGACACTGTAGTTAATGGCAACCTAACCGTAAACGGCACTACTACCACAGTAAACACTGAGACGCTCAACCTTGCAGATAACCAGATTGTTCTCAACTCTAATGAGACAGGTACACCTACACAGAATGGTGGCATTGAGATTGAGCGTGGTACAGCTGCTAACAAAACACTTGTATGGAACGAAGCAGACGATAAGTGGACTGTAGGCAGTGAGACATTTGTAGCTGGTACTTTTGAGGGTGTTTTATCAGGCACTTTAGCCACACCAAGAACGATTGCATTATCTGGAGATGTTTCAGGATCTGCCTCGTTTGATGGTGGTAGCAATGTTACTATCTCTGCGACAGTTGCTGATGATAGTCACAACCACGTTATTAGCAACATTGACGGCTTACAAACAGAGATCGACACTAAAGCAGAACTAGCAGGATCAGGCTCTCAGGCTTTCTCTGCTTCTACTCTTAATGCTACTACTGTGGATCTGGGTGCATGGACAGTCACACAGAGCGGCACAGATTTAAAGTTTGCGTACAATGGCATTAACCGAATGAAGTTAGATTCCAGTGGAAACCTAACAGTTGAAGGCAACATCACAGCTTATGGATCTGCGTAATGGCTTTACAATCGTCAGGATTAATTACTTTAGCTCAGATACAGGCTGAGTTTGGGGGTGCTAATCCCATAAGCCTGTCTGAGTATTATCGTGGTGGTGCCTACACTACGACTAACAATACAGGTGTTCCTACAAGCGGTTCTATCTCTCTTAGTAATTTCTACGGCACAGTAGCTCAGTTCTCTTATACGTTCAGCTCTAGTACGAAAGAAGTAAACCTTTATTCTACCCTTACTTCTGCAGGCTGGAATGGGTCAGATCTTGTACTTGTCACGATTAATAGTGGAGTTTACCTCTGGTCTGACAACACATCTACAGCTGGTCTAACCATAAGTGGCAGCTTTCCTAATGGCCTAAATATCTTCAATAGCGGTAGAATAATAGGTCGAGGTGGCAACGGGTCCAGTAGCACTTCCGCTGGGGGTAATGGTGGGCCAGCAGTATCCGTATCATCCTCAGGTGTAGCTATCACTAACAACTCCGGTGCCTACATAGCAGGTGGAGGTGGCGGTGGCGGCACTGCTGGGGGTTATCGCCAATCATACTCAGGCGGCGGCGGTGGAGCTGGTGGCGGTGTAGGTGGTAATAGCCGTGCAGCAGATGGAGGTCTTATCGGTATTGGCGGCGCAGGCGGTGCGATTGGTGCATCTGGTAGCGCTGGCACTTCCAATGGCGGCGGTGCCGCTGGTGGCGGTGGCGGATCAGGTGGTGGCGGTGGCGCTGGCTACGACTTTGGTTCAGGCACAAACGAAGTCAGAGGCGGTCCAGGTGGCGGCGGTGGTCGCATCTTGCCGGGTACTGGCGGTTCTGGCTCTACCGGCAACTATGGCTGTCTAGGTGGCGCTGGCGGTTCTTCGAGTAACACTGGTGTAGCTGGCACCGCTCCTTATGCTGGATCAGGTGCTGGCGGTGGCGGCGGCGGAGGCTGGGGCGCTAGTGGTGGTCGTGGTAACGGTCTGAGCCATTTGTGGGAAAGCGCAGGCGGTGCAGGTGGCGCAGCTATTTCAGGATCATGCACATTGACCAACAATGGTACTATATACGGTAGCACATAATGACACAGATAAACTTGACACCAGACGAGCTAGAAGCTATGCTTGATCGTGCAGCAAGACGTGGCGCTAAAGAGGCTCTTAGGTCTCTAGGGTTACAGGATGCAGACGCCCAGCGCGACTTGCACGAGATGCGCTCTTTACTCGAAGCTTATCGTGACACAAAGAAAAGCATATGGACAACCGCAGTAAGAATATCAACAGTAGCTTTGCTATCATTCATAGCAGCATCTGTGTGGATGCAGATAGGGAATAAATAATTATGGCTAAGAAGTTAGTAGGTTTTAAGCCTGAAACATTACAGAAAAAAGTACTGCCAGCATTGGGCTATAACGGACCTATGGACGAAAAGTCTATAAACCTTTTCCTTGCATCCAACCCTGCAGCCGCAGCACGTATGGGTAAGTTCACACTGTCAGCTAGACGTATTGTTGAAGGTTCCCCCATGCAGATGGCAGAGGGCGGCCAAAGTACTCTTGGTAGCGCTGGTGTTATGACTAAGGCTATTACCTCTGATCCTCGTAAACTAACTGTTAAAGCAGACACGGCTGCATCTACTGGTACAGGTACAGACATTACTACTGGTACAGGCCAAGCAACTGCAGCTGACACAGCAACGACTACTACAGCTACTCAAGCACCAGACGCTGTTGCTGCACCCGCCACAGATGCTTCTACTGTAGACGCTACTACTGCTGCAGGTGCTGTAGATACATCCCTTAAAGGTGCAACAGCTGCTACAGGTGAAGTGAGTGACGCTGCAACTATGACAGCTGCAGAGGGTGACCCTACCAAGATGGCACAGTTAAAGCTAGATGCTGCACAGGGTGAAGCTGCTACAGTAGAGGGCGCACCTACACGTGTACTTGAGACAGGTGAGATGATTGATGGCTCAACTGTAGATCAACAAAAAGTTCAAGACATCTATGGTACAGAACGCCTAGAGGCTGCTAGTGTCAAGGATGAGATGGCAACTCTCATGGAAGACTTTGAGGGTGGCGACACACCAGCATGGGCAGCAGGCGCTATGCGGGGTGCTGCAGCACAGATGGCTGCTCGTGGTCTCTCTGCATCATCTATGGCAGGTATGGCTATTGTACAGGCCGCTATGGAGTCTGCACTACCTATCGCTCAGATGGATGCATCTAACAAGCAAGAAGTAGCTATGGAGTCAGCACGTCAACGTGCAGGCTTCCTCAACATGGAGTTCACTCAAGAGTTCCAAGCTAAGGTTCAGAACGCTGCTCGTATCTCTGAGATAGCTAACATTAACTTCACTGCACAACAGCAGGTAGCTCTTGAGAATGCTAAGATGGCTCAGACTATGAACTTAGCTAACTTGGATAACCGCCAAGCTAAGGTTATGGCTGATGCTGCTGCTATGTCTCAGATGGACTTAACTAACCTTAACAATCGTCAGCAAGCTCAAGTACAAAATGCTCAAGCATTCCTGCAGATGGACATGACTAACCTTAGCAATGAACAGCAGATGAGCATGTTTAAGGCTCAGGAGCGTGTCAACTCTATCCTGTCTGATACTGCACAAGAGAATGCTGCACGTCAGTTCAACGCTACGAGTGAGAACCAGACTAACCAGTTCTTTGCTTCACTTGCTACACAGGTATCACAGTTTAACTCAGAGCAAAAGAACTCTATGTCCCGTTTTAACGCGGGTGAGACAAACGCTCTCGCACAGTTTAACACAAGCCAAGTCAATGCTCGTGAACAGTTCAACGCTACGAACCACCTTATTGTAGCTCAGGCTAACGCTCAGTGGGCGCAGTCTGTAACAACAGCTGAGAATGCTGCAAACAACCAAGCTAACCGTGACGCTGCTCTTGCTGCTAACAACTTGACTATGACGGCTTACAACAATATCATCCAGCGTGAACGAGATGTTCTTGCTTGGGCGTGGCAGTCTGGAGAGAACGCAGCACAGAGGGATGCAAACATTGCCGTTGCTAAGATACAAGCTGAAGCTTCCGCAGCCGCTGCTGGTGACACTGACTCTACTGGTCTTTCTGCCGCATCCGGTACGTTCCTTGGACAGATTGCTATTAACGCAGCAGATTACCTTTTCAGCTAATAACAAGGTTAAAAACATTATGCCAGAACCAGACTATAACACATACGCAGTAGCAAGCGCACCCACAAGCTCACCAAGTCCACAGTCACGCCCTAGTGGGTTAGGATCTCGTTCCGGTCGCAACATGGATGCAGATATGTATGCGGGTTCCAGTTACGCTCCTACGAGTGGTGCTGGTACATCTAGTGCAAAGCAGAAATTCTCTGCTAAAGCTACATCTACAGGTGGCTTTGCTGCGGCTGCGACAGCTAACGATGATGACGGCCCAGGTTATGGGCAACTGTATAGCAATACAGCTATGGCTTTGACAGCTGCAGGTGCAACTCTCAAGGCACCTACTCAAGCAGTCTATAACCCTATGAATCTGTACTCTAGTCAGAATATGCAGGAGATCTCTACTGAGATTAACGACTACCTTCGTGGTACAGCCATTGATGATGCTATGCGTGAAGCGCTTAATCTACCAGAGGTATATCAGGGAGCACAGACTGAAGAAGAGCCAGACCCTATTGTAGATACAGATAAACTCAAAGATGCACTACAGCCAGAGCCTATCACTGTAGAGGAACTGCCTGACGTTATTACTAAGGCGGGTGATACACTCACAGCTATTGCGGCTTCTGTTGATCTGCCCTTACAGGCTGTCATTGATGCGAATCCACAGATTGCTAATCCTGATATGATTCGTCCGGGTCAGAAGATTAATATGCCTTCTAGACGAGTCACTTCAGAAGAGCGTGCAGCGTTGACTTATATGAGCGACATCACTAAGTCTCAAGCGCAGACAATTACGAGTAATGGTACTTTTTCTCTACCTAAACTCAAGAGTGCTGTTAAGGGATCCATAGGCAATACTAAAAAACGAGCTATGCTTGAGGGTATTGTTGATGTAGAAGTAGGAACAGATGGGCCTGTCACTGAAACATCTTACAGTCTTTCAAATCTTGAGGGCTTTACAGGGACGTGGAGACAACGATCTATTGATGCAGGCCTACTAGATGCAAACGGAAATGCAACACCCTTAGCAAGACAGCTAAACTCGCAAGGTACTCTAGGTGATACTATCTTTGATGTTCAGTATGCTGGCAGAAACGGCAATGGAGATCTTGCGAGTGGAGACGGTAGTACCTTCAAGGGTCGCGGTCTAGTACAAATCACAGGGCGTCAGAATTACCAAGAAGTGCAGAACAGGTTACAGGAACAAGGTATCAATATAGACCTTATCAACAACCCTGAGCTAGTTAATGATGAACGTTACGCACTACCTGCAGCTATTGCTTATCTGGACTATGCAGGTATGACAGACTCAGCCGCAGAAGAGATGTCAGCTAGGAAGCTTCAAGTGATAATCAATGCCAATGCACCTGTAGCTACTGCAGAAGAGCGTTGGGAGTCTGCTATAACAGCATTACGTGCAGAAGACCCTGTTGCGGCAACTGCGATGGAGAAGCGTAACGAGTACGAAGCTCAACGAACCGTAGGCGCTGTTGTTGATGGTTTGATAGGGCCAAACAGTGAAAGGGCTATGCGTTCTTGGTTACAGCAAGAGGGTGTTACTGTTCCAGCAAACGCAACAGGTATGGATCTCGTTGTCTTAGTTAACGAGAACTCCTGATGTTTGGTCTCCCTCTAGAACTCATCACAATGCTAGGCTCCACCGTGTTAGGTGGGGTCATGTCCGTATGGGGCCAGTCTATCAAGGCTAAAGAAGCCCAGCAGAAGATGCTCATGGAACGTGCCAGCTTCAACGCTAAGCAAGTAGCGATGGCTCGTGACGCAGGAAAGAACGATAAACATTTCGCTTGGACACGAAGACTTATTGCATTATCCTCAGTCTTTGCTATTATTGTTCTACCAAAGCTAGTCGCTGTCTTCTACCCAGAAGTTAGTGTCATCGTAGGCTACACAGAAATTCAAGCTGGGTTCCTAGACTTTATCTTTGGTCCCGGTGAAGAGATGGTAAAGTGGAAGTATGCAGAAGGCTTTGTCATTACACCGTTAGATACACACATTGTCTCAGCCATCGTAGGTTTATACTTCGGTGCTGGATTTACAAAGTAGGATATAAAGATGCCAATAGCAGGACCGTTTGATAGACCCATTCCGGGTGAGTCACTTACAGGTGAACCACGCAATAACCCTTGGGAGCAGCCACCTCAGATGTCAGATGTTAATGAGGTGGCTATGTATTACCTTGAGCGCCTGAACAATGATGAAGTGCTGCAGGACTTTGGTACTATGATTCAAGCTGGGGTATCTCTAGCTCCTATTGTAGAGACTACATACATGCAGGGCGTTATGCGTGGCTTGCACACAGTAGATGCAGGTCTTGTTGTAGCACCTGTTATCCATGCATATCTCAAGGCTTCCTTAGAGGATATGGGCATCACTGTAAAAGACTCTAGTGTTGATCCTCAGAAGAAAGCTGAAGATGCTGAGATGCAACGCTTTATGATGACAGCTAGTGCCATGCTAGACAAAGAAGAAAAAGAGACACCCGATCAGGGCCAGCAGATGGTGCAGGATATGGTTGATACGCAGGAGGGAGAACCTGTGGAGGAAGAGATGACACCAGAAGAAAAGCCTATGGGCTTGATGGCAAAAGGGTAATACACAATGGCATTCAACAAAGATGAATTTTTATCCGCATTTCTAGGTCAGGTCTCTACTGGTATAGCTGCGAACCGTGAGGAAGCCAAAGCTTACAAAGAGAAGCAGGAAGAAGCTTTTGAGCGTAACATACAGCTGATTAACACTCGTTCTACTAGAGCGGGTGCTGCTGTTAATCTAGGTAAAGAAGCCCTTCAGTACTTACCTGAGGGACAAGACGCTAAAGCTATGGTTCGTACAGCTATGGCTTCCGGTATGACTGGTGTAAGAGAGTTTCGTGACAAGCTTGCAAAAGCACATGCAGAGGCAGGCTTATCCGCTGGGCAAAGGCTATCTATGAACGATGTTGAGGCTATCATTAGTATGCCTAACATTCCTAGCATTGATGCCTCTCTCATCGACATGTCTCTCGAACAGTTTGCTAAGCAGACATTTGGTGCTTACGGTGAAGCTGCCCCTGCAGAAGATAATACTGGTGTAGTAGGTAGGCTCTTTGGATTTGGCGCTAAGACACGTGCACAGGAACAGCTGCGTGAGATGCCTGGTATGGGTGAGATGTCTATTGCTGATGTAAATGCTGCAGCACGTCTGCAGGAGTTTAACTCTCTTATTCCTAATGCTGTAATGTCTTTCTCTGAGATGGAACGCTTTGGGCGCAACGATGGTTACACCTTTGCCAATGACATGACAGAGTTGTTCCAAGAAACTATGGAGTCTAAAGAAGCTGACGATTATGTAGATGCGGCTCAAAAGGCATATATAGACCAACAGGTAGCAGAAGGTATCCTACAAGGGTCTGTACCCCAAACAGATATAAATGTCGTGGGTAGAGAAGCTCGTAGAGCTTACGCTGAAAAGGCGGTGGATAAACTAATTCGACTTAATGCAGATCAGTTTGCAGGCCCAGCTGGTTTCTTTGACCACTCTTTTGCGATGGAACAGATAGCTGAACTTATGGGTGCAGACTATCTAAAAGAACTCAAGAAGTCTTATGGCATAGAAGATGGAGACCCTGTACCAGAGCCAGAGGAGACGCCAGGAGCGTTACCTATGGATGAGATACCACCGTCTGCTGATGAGTTACCTAGCACGTCAGGTGAAGGATTACTACCACCACCTTTACCAGTAGATCCTACAGCAGTGCCTTCACTACCAGAGGGTAAGGAACGTCCCACAGGTGAAAGGGGCGGTGATATTGTAAAGCAGCGTAAGTGGGATAAACAATACGGAAAACGATATAACCCCGATAGAACACCTATCATAGTTGAACCTAGACCCACAGACCCCAATGCTACAACTACTCGTACTAAGCTTTTATCAGGTAGAGAATACCAAGTTAATGCGATTGAAGAGTGGGATAGAAAGTATGAGGGAACCCACAACCCAGACGGAACACCCAAGCAGTTTGAGGATGACTAAACATGAACTTCTTTGAACGCCAAGAGTACATTAAGAATCTTACCAGTGGTGTACCTAAGAAAAGGGTTGAGCCTCTATCGTTTGATCCAGAAGAATCCCTTACAGTAACAGACCTACAGTCAGACTATAAGTATTCACAACCTATTCGTGACTACATGATTGAGCGTATGGGTCAGGACTACCGTGCCAAAACAGATGAGGAAGTAGTAGATGATTTTGTTAAGCACATGCGTTACTTTAACGCTAACACTGTCTCTACTGCAGGAGAAGTACGCTTCGTCAGTAAAGCTAACGACAGGCAGAAAGAAACAGCCCGTAAAGCTTACCAGATATATGACCAACTAGGTAACGTATTTGTTAATGATGGCTTCATGGGTGCCGTGTCTGGTGTAGGTGACTACGTATTTGCTGCAGCAACTGACCCTACCAACTACTTAGGTTTGCTTACTGGTGGTATTGGACGTGCCGCTGCTGGTGGTGCTCAAATCACCGGACGTGTAGCTATCAAAGCTGCCGTACAACGCGCTGGGCGTGAGGCTCTTCAGAATGGAGCTACTGCTAAGGCTGCTAAAAAGGCAGGTATAAAAGCTGGTAAAGAGGCTGCAGCTAGAGCGGCTGCTCAGGGTATGTCTACTCGCAGGGCTAGAGGTGTGTATGAAAAGGTCTCAGAGAAAGTTGCCCAAGAAGGTAAGAGAGCTTTAGCTAAAGACGCTATGAAGTCGAAGCAGAAGGAGTTGTTCCAGACAGCTGCTACTAAATCCTTGTACGCTACTACAGGCTTAGACGCACTAGCTGCCGTGTACCAAGACGTAGCCGCACAGCAAGTTATGCTAGATGTTGGAGCGCAGGAAACCTACAGTAAGACACAGACCGCCTTCTCCGCTCTCTTAGGTGGTGTTGCTGGTGGCGCTCAGTTAATAGCTCGAAAGGCAGGTGCAGGTAAGTCTGGCTTGGAAGATACACGCACTGAGATGGAGAAGCTTGCTCAGAAGACTATTGATGAGTACGCCCCTATCCTGAAGAAGAAGGATGCTCCTGAAGCTGCTAAGGCTATACGTGAAGCAGCAGATAAGTGGAACGAGAAAGTAGATAGAGGTGAGTTTGGTAAGGGTGTCATTGATGACTCTCAACTTGTTAAGGAGATCATGTTTGGTGACACCCCTGGTGAGATCAGTGGTCTCGCTGGTGTGTTCAAAGACAAGGGCTACAAGATTGGCAAAGAGATCCACATCTCTGATGTCATAACTAACGTAGCTAACTCTCTCACACAAGAAGAGCTAACAAGTATCAACGCTACTATGGGTAAGTTCACTGGTATGCAGTTTGGTGACCTTAGTGGTTCACGAGTTAAGATGGGCGATCTACTTGCAGCACGTATGAGCGAAGCAGGTAAGACCTTGAACGTAGCATCACAGCTTAAACGGACGTTAGACTCTGGGTTGCTGGCTGCTGAAGCTAAGATACAGAAACAAGCAGGTGCTATTGATGAGGCAGAGGAAAAAGCTGCTAAAGCCTCTGAGCCACTACGCTATGGTCAGTCTGTATGGAAGCGCTTACTTGTTTCCTCACCAGCTACCACAGCACTCAACGTTGCTGGCTTTGCTCAGTACTATGTAGGCCAGACTATCGCTGATCTGTTTAGCTCAACAGCATTGATGACTAAGGGCCTGGCACAGACTGCCTTTGATCGTGCGGGTGCTCAAGAAAGCTTCCGGCAAGCACGTGCGCTGGGTACACTACAGGTACAGAAGATCCGTAACTTGATGGACCCATACACTACACGTGATGCATACATGAAGTTTCTCAGTGACCCTGCTAATGAGTCTGCACAGAAGATGCTGTTTGAGACTATGGCAGGTGGTGTGGATGCATCGGCTAAACGCTTTGGTATTAACCCAGACAACCCTACCTTCCGTAACGTAGAAGCCTTTACTACAGCTATGAACCAGATCACTGGTGTGCGTATCCAAGATACATTCACTAAGTCTCAGATGTTCATGAATGAGATGGACAAGTATCTACGTCTGAAGAAGGGTACGACTCTCAAGGATGCACTGTTATCAGATGAACCTTTTGATGATGATATTATCCAAGGTGCGCTTGATACTACGCTGAAGTCTGTGTTTGCTAAGGATTACACAACAACTGAACAACCAGAGTTGATACGTAAGTTAGCTGCTGGTGTTGAGTTTATCTCTAACACACCTGGCTTTGGTACTATCCTACCCTTTGGGCGGTTCTTCAACAATGTTGTTGCAACAGCGTACCAGTGGTCACCACTAGCTGCACCTGAGGTACTTCTTAAGCCCTTCTACAAACGTATTATTGCTAAGGAAGGCCCAGAGATAACTGAGATGGACGCTATTGCTCGTATGACAATAGGTTCCGCTGGGTTGTACTTGGCTGCTGAATACGACAAGGAACGTAGAGCTGAAGGCTTGGGCGTGTATGAAGTTAATGTTGGTGGCGGCAAGATTGTAGACGCTAAGAACACATACCCCTTCTCAGCATTCCTTGCAGCTGGGCGTATCTTCAACCTAAAGAGAGACGGTGAGATTGTACCACCTGAGTTGTTGACTGAGTTTGGTACACAAGTAGCTGTCGGTCAGCTTGCAAAGGATGCACAGTTTGGTAATGACCTAAACAACCTACTAGATGTTCTGATTAACTCAGATGCTGGTGCTCGTGGTGCCTCTATGGATGCATTCGCTAAAGTGTTTGGTAACTTTGCCTCTGGCTTTACTCGCCCTCTTGATGCGGTGAACAAGGTAGTAGGCTTTGCTACAGGTACAGACACAGCTAAAGATGTACGTCAGGCTGATGCTATGGGTATCTTCACTCAATCATCCACTAAGTACTTCGACAATATCCTTGAAGCATTCATTGACAAGACAGACACTATCACTGGTGAAGACTTGGCAGTAGCTACACGAGAGGGTGACATCTATGATGCTAACCCCTTCGCTAGAATCTTTGGTTTGACTATCAAGCAGGGACGTACAGCTACAGAGAAAGCTTACTCCATGTCTGAGATGCAACCTTGGACAGCTAATGAACGCTCAAAGCTACCTGCCTATGATAAGGCTTTCAACGCAATGCTTGCACCTGTACTGGAACGTCAGACGCAGCGGCTGTTGATGACTGAGGAGTTTAAGGAAGCTAACCTTAACAAGCGTAGAGGTATGTTGAAGTCTGTGTTGCGTAGTGCTAAGAAGCAGATACGTGAGCGGATGGATAAAGGTTATACCTCTGGCGACAATGTTAAGATGCGTATGGTCTACAAGGCTCAGACTATGTTCCCCAAAGAGGTACAGCGTGAGACCGCTAAAGCCATGAAGGATAAGTTTGGCATAGATGGTAGCTTAGATGACTACTCGTTTGCTGAGTTAGACTTATTCATGGAGTACGCAGAGTATCTCAAAGATACCTTCGATGCAGCAGCAGAGTTTTAGACAAAGAGAGAGGGGGCCACTTGGCCCCCTTACTTTATTCCGTGTATGTCTGCTGCGCGTCTAGCCCACATCAAAGCCTCTATAAGCTTCTCCTTGGAATGTTCCTTCTCCCCGCACTCATGTAAGTTATCTAAGATGTAGTTGTCTAGATCACACGCTGCTTCTGTTAAGCCTGTGTTGAACTTATTCTTTTTGCTCTCCACAAAATCCTGTGCCTCTAGCTCTATCTTTTTCATCCTTTACTTTCTACTCTCTTTAGGTAGTCTAACGCCAGCTGTACACCTGTAAGGTTATCGCCCAACATACCAAGCCCACGGTTGCAACTACCACATAGGTGACCTCTATACTCTCCTGTAACATGACAGTGATCTAGATGAAGCTTACCACCTTTAAGATCTTTGGCAGCTACACCACAGCAGCCACACGTGCCATAAGCTTTATGCCCGTGTTTTTTCTTTAGCGCATGCTGTGCTTTACTACCTTTTATGTGACAGGATATACACTTGTTGGAATAGTGCTGTAGTTTTGATCCATCCTTGGAGTAGTATGCAACCCCTTTGTAGAAATGCTTCTCCGTTTCTGGGAAAGAACTGCCACAACCAACACACGTCTTTTCTCTTACGTTGGTGAGATGTACTTCTACATTCTCTTCTTCAAACAAACTTAGCTGCATCACAAACCTTCCTTCATGAATACCTTGACCCACTCAGCGCAGATACCACTACGCACAATGTCATCAATGCCAAACTCTACCACAGGTACATCAAGCATATGCTTCTTAGCTAGGTGAATGATCTTAGCTAGACCAGACGTACCCTTTAAGTCAGACTGCTGGATGTCACCATTGAGTACAATAGTACTGCCTTCACCTACACGAGTCAACAGCATCTTGATCTCTGGTATGTCTATGTTCTGCGCCTCATCTACAATGATAAACGCATTGTCGAAGCTACGTCCACGCATCAACGCCAGAGTAGCTACTTCTATGTTGCCGTTCTTAACTCCTGTATCAACTGCGCCACGGCCTAAGTGTTTCACCAGTACGTCAAGCACAGGCAAAGCCCACGGTTGTGCCTTCTCTTCTAGCGTACCTGGCAGGAACCCTATGTCTTTACCTACAGCTACGTGAGGACGTGTGATAACAATCTTGTCTATCTCTTTTAGTGTGTATAAGTCTGCGGCACACGTTGCTGTAACGTAGGTCTTACCTGTACCAGCAGGACCAAGGATAAGAACCTGCTTGCTGTTAGCAATAGCACTGATTAACTTTCCTTGGTTCCCTGTCTTAGGTACGATACCAGAGGTAGGCTTACTAGCCGCGCCCTTATAGTTTGTCTTACGGCGTGTACGTGTAGGCTTCTCTAAGGGTTCGATGTTGTTCATTAAGCGTTCTCCGGTACAGCCGT